TCCATCCACAGCGAACGCTTGTTCACCATGTAGTAAGCCTGAGACCAGCTACCAGCCGCCACAAGGAAATCGCCGGCAGTGAACGGAGCAGCCGCGGAGCCCTTCGTCAGCCCAGCAGTCGGATCGGGCAAACAGTTACTGATACGGATGTTCTCCCGCACATCATTCGGAGAGTAAGTCATCAGACCGTCGCCGAAGATGAAGCGTCCGGTGTTGTCAACCTTCGCTGCCAGATATGCGAACATGTTCTGGTGCATCACCGCAGTAACGGGACCGTACTCGACAGGCGAGCTGGCGTAGAACAGACGGAAATCGATATGATCGAAAGCCGCCGGAGTCGATGTCGCCAACTTGGTGAAGCACTGAGCGTTCAACCAACCAAGCGGCTCGTTGATACCGTCGCCCACCATCAACGCACGGTTGCGATTGATGCGATAGGAACGCGCCGCCGCACGGAACATGAAGTCCAACAGCGGATAGTTGGCCTCCTGGAGCACCTTGCGCTGGAAGCAGAACACGCCACGGAAATCGGACACCGCGCCCGACTTGAATTGGATGTTGCCTTCCGGCCCGTACTCGGCGTCGCACTTCGCATCGCAATCGTACTTGCCGATCTGGCCGTAGTCCATGACCTGCGGGTACATGAACTGGCTCTTGCTGACCGAAACACTGCCGTAGAGATCGAGCAGTTCTGCACACTCGATGATGCAGTTCACCTCGATACCCAGCAGCTCCGGCGAGAAGAATGCACTGTCGAGAGACGACGCTTCGAACGCCTTACGCTCGATCTCCGTCAGCGAGCGAACGACCTTCTGTTTCGACTCGATGCCGACCGCCATCATCTTACGAACAGCAGAACGATAGGCGCTCGCGTCGATCAGGTTGTTCATATCGGGCTTGAAGTCGTCTTCCGAGCCGCCCTTGAAGATGTGGGCACGCTTCTGACACTCGACGCCGGCCTTCTTGTCGGATTCGACCAGAGCGTCACCGCCCTTGATGATCGGAGCGTCAAGCTCCTTCTTCACCTGGTCGAGAGCCTGCGTAAGGGCCTGCTGCGTCGCCACAAGAGTGGCGTAGTCTTCGGCGTGCTTCAGGACCTTCGCCTTCAGCTCGTCGTTGTCGGCTTTCACGTTGCCGAAGTGAGTCGTCAGGTCCTTGTACTGCTGCTCGGTCTCGGTGCGATTCTTGGTCAGCAGCCCAGTGATGTCGCCGAGCTCCTTGGAGAGAAGAGCAAGTGCCTCCTCAGCCGTCTTCTTGTCGACCGGAGCTTCCTTCTTCAGATACATGCCCCTGGTCACAATGGCGGGGCTGGCCATGAAACGATTTTTCATGTGGTGATTCCTTCTAGAGCATCGATTTGATGCGGGCGAGTTGATCGCGAACTGGTTGCAACAATTGTACATCCAGCATGGGATGCTCGTCTCCAGGCGGTTCAACCAAAGGCTGCTGCCTGTCTAGGAACAGATGCGAGTTCGCTTTCAAGTAGTTCGCCAACTTGTGCGCGTCGCGTCTGCCTCGACACAGCCCATTGGCTACAAGAGCCTTCTCGAGCTGTGACATTGTATCGTGATTCTTGATGAAGGTCATCTCTGCCTCGAGTTGGGCAGGGAAGACCACAACACTGACTTCCATCAGTTCGCCAGTCTTGATGAGAAGGTATTCTCCGTCTTCGGATTTCTCTTCGTCGACGTACGAAAATTCATCAAGCGCGAAACCAACGCTGAAATTGAGACCACCGTTCTGCAGAGCAACCTCATGAACGTCCTTGACATAAGAGACGTTCAGATTCAGCTGCCCTTCTATCTCGAGGTTGTCGCCGACCGTCTTGAGCTTCGAGATCACACCAGCGGGTTTGCTCCAGTCGTGGTAGGCAAGAAGCTTTATACCACGAGGACCAGTGAGACCCTTCTGACGAATGGATTTGTCGAATGCTCCTTTGAGCACCTTGTGACCATAAAGGTCGACAGACGGAGTGCTCGCGATACCAGCGAAGAACCCTTCGGGCTGGTTCTCCAGCTTGGTCTTTGCAAGCTCCATCGAAAGATCGAGGTTGATCTGATCACCAGACCTGTACTTCTCGTTGGCCTTGGTAATCAGGTCGCCCTGTCTGTGATGCTTGATGGTCATGGACCTATCTCTCAGTTTACGAGCTTGAGCGGAGGAGTTGCTTTGTCAACGGGCTCTACGACATTAGGATCTACGGGATCCCCGCCGTCTGTCGGAATCGGTGTTGACGTAGTCGAACCAATCAACGATGGTAGAGTGTTATCCTCCTCGAATCCAAGGATCTCTCTCTTCTCGTTGGTGGTAAGGAAGTTGACGTGGCTGAGGGTTTGTCCGAGCTTGGCGCGCCCCTCCCAAAGAGCAGGAATTGCATCATAGTCAAAAGCCACCCGAGCACCGTAAGGGCAGATACAAGCACTGAGACCCGCACTAAGAGGAGCAATGTAATTGGGGACCACAGTATCCTGCCATAACGCCAGGCGGGATTGCTCATAATTGTTCGAATACTTTGCCGAATCAGCATTGCTCAGACCCAACAGTGCAATCGGTACACCAAAGACACCCGCGATAATTCGCGTCATGTCATCCAGTGGAATCTTTGAGTGAATGTCACCCATCTTATTGTCCAGAGTATGGACTTCAATCTTCGTGTTGTAGAGGAAGAGAACGTTTCCGCTATTCTCTTCACCAGGACCAGCAGATTCGAGATGCTCCTTGAGAGCCTCGACCTGTTGCTTTGTAAGAGTCTTATCCGATGTAACCACATACTTAATATTTGGATGTCCGGAAGCTGTGTCAAGCGCACGCTGCATCAGACACTTGATAATCATCAAAGGAATCATCAGCGACTCAATAGCCGCCGGAGACTTATTATATTCAATCAGACCGGAGAGACTAGGAAAAGAGATCTCAGCAGCATAAGCTTCTCCAGGGGAAGCTTTGCGCTTCGAAGGATACCTCTGCTCTTGTTGCGTCCCTTCACCATAGACATAGGTATCAATGGTGCCGCGCGTATTCGGAATCCCCTTCATATACTTGGTAGCGAGAGGATAGATCGCGTTCGGAAGTCCGCCTGTGCCTATACCCACCTTGAAATGAACACGAGAATAGAGCATCAAATTCATTGTCATCCAATAGCGCAGATTCTCCGGAGTAAAGTTATCATTCGGAGACTTGAGAAGGCTATTGATTGCCTTGATCTTCGCGGGAGGAGCCTGCTCACTCTTTGGAACATCCGGATCAGGCACACAGAACCAAGGAATAGCCTGGGCGCTCGAGGCGACAAGGTGCGTCACACGATACAATTGAGGAATGCTGCGCTGCGCCTCTTCGGCTCCCATGATCGCCGCGGAAGATACAAGACGAATCGGCTGACCAGAGATCGTGAAGATCGGGCTTACCGGTTCCTCGACAGCTTCCCGCTTCGGAGGCTTCTTAACTAACTGGTTGAAAGGCCACATCTAGACTTTGCGCCTTCCTGAGGAAGTCACTGGAGATTGGGTCTGAGAAGAAGTAGTGCGGGCCTGGAGTGACTTACTCTTAATGCTCACGGTCCCCTCCGCAGGACGTTGATTCGGAACATGAGAAACACTCATGCTTCTATGACGCTGTCCAGTAGCGTAACTAGAACCTGAAGAAAAACTTTTGCCGCAATTGCATCCCACGATCAGATACTCCTATGTGATTACCAAAGCTTCACAACGCCGCCGAAAGGATCGTCATCGTTCGAAGGATTCGTGATGGCGTCCTCTAGCGCATAACGAGAAGAATCCCATCCATGGTTATTAGCGTCGACTGGGATTCTGCCTGGCAAGACCTTACCGGATAGTTTATCCGTCATAAACGAGTAGAGCCGCGCCTCATCGCGCATTTGCTCGCATTGCGGATGGATGACGATCTTGTATCCCGACATGAAGTTGATGCCGGACTTAACGGAACCTGGACCCTTCTGGGCTCCGACGATGTTGGGAAAGCCCCGCGCATTAAGAAATTCAATTGTTCCAGGTTGGCTTGAGTCTGCCTTGACGAGATCAAAATCGGAGTCGACCACAGAGCGGATAAGTGTGGGAAGCTGATCCATGGGAACACGGCCGACCCCCTCATTTGCGATGTAGATCGTCTTGATCGCCTCAATCAGATAAAGCTTCACAACGAACGACGGATCTGTTCCGAAACCAAAGTCCAGCCCATATCGTGGCGGACAGTCAAGTGGTACCGGGACGATGCCTGTAGTAGCGTTCGGGAAGACCTTGGAGTCAGCGGCTGTATCGTATCCGCCTTCCCAGACGTGCTTATACCGTTCGAAATTGCCCTTCCGGAGAGTTTCCCGCTCCTCAGGTAGCTCCGTCTGGTAGAAGTAAGGATTGTCCGAGCATTCTACGAACGTCACAACAGACCGTGGAGGCGGGCCTTCTTTCGTGTTCCGAAAGTAGTAGTCTACAGGATCTTGTGGCTTCTCGGGATTCCACGTCCAGATGAAGAAGCTACCTGGAGAACGTACCGTGGGGAGCAGGACCTCCATGCTCTTAGCGCGAATCGTCCGCGCCTCTTCCACCCAAACGATATCTGCACCTTCAAGCGAGCGAATGCTATCAATGTTGCGCTCAAGTCCTACGAAGCTGAACTCAGTCTTCGTTTCAACATGAGTAATGTACTGATCCGTTACCTTGTAGTGTCCGCCAAAGCCGAGAGAAAGAATTCGTTTCTCAATCAGCGCCTTGGAGGAGTCACGGATAGAATTCTGGAATTGCCTGGCGCACACTATCTTCTTCATCTCCTGGCCGCCAACCACAGTCAGGAAGGAAGCGACGCTCCAGGACTTAGCAGAACCTCGACCACCATATAGAGCGTGATGACGAGCAGGAGTCCAAAGATTCTTGACAAATTTCTCTCCAAGATGGAGATCGAGCTGGGATTTGCGTCCCTGCGCTTGCGGTTGCGCTTGTGGGTAATCTAGGACACTCATTTGATCAGCGCAATCAGGATGACCAATACCATACCAGACGGTGTGCCAAGTAACAGACCAACAAAGATCCCACGAAACAGAATACAGCAAGGACAATCAGTGAATAGATATTGGGTGAGTCGGGACGTCCAGTGTTCGGGTGTCTGACACCACGAAGGAGTAAGCTTGTGGCTGAGGTAAGCAAAGAGATTGGAGATTGCATTGTCTTCCCACTCAACAGGAGTGTCGGGTTGGGAGGGATCGGCTTGGGGGAGATCACCAGGGCGGAATTTCAAAGGGAATGGCGATTCATGCCGAGTTGCCATACCGTGTCATGCCGCGTCATCAGGGAGCGTGACCGGTACGGGGTTGTTCAACAGATCTTCGATAGTCTGAACTGAGACGGAGCTCTCTGTGTCCAGGGTTAAGTCGGTGGGGTCGTTGGCAGGCTTACCGTGTGTTGGAGCGTGATCGATAGTCTTGGAGATGTCCTGCGGAGGCATGTATCGATCGGGAGGGACCGACACGATGTTCACATGCTCGATCACGTTGATCGTCGATTTCGAATCAATCTGTAACGGAAGCACCTTGGCAATAACCTGGAGATACTGCTTCGGGAAGGTGCTCGCTGCGTATTTCAAGTAACCGAGAAGACCATCACGCCCAGACCCATCCATACCAATCGCCGCCGCAGCATCGAGGATCAAAGTCCGCAGATCAGCGTGTTGGTCCTTGGTAAGAGCGTTGCCCAGGTGAACCTTCTGCAACTCCGCAGTCATATTGATCGGAGTCAGATTCACTTGAACCTGAGAGGGTGTGGGAGGTTGGGTCATACTGATATATAGTCATAAAAAAAGACTGAGACTCCAGGGGGACCAGAGCCTCAGTCTCTGAAGTGGCGAACTTCGAGGTCTATCACGCACTCAACGCAGAATGGCACTCAAAGGTTAGGAGGGACACCGAAGTATCCCTCCACCTTGGGAGGGCGAGTGATGGCACCTACCTCATCCCAAGTCTCAACTCACGACCTTAACCGCGTCTCTGAGTGGAGATCTGAGATCTCGGGAACCCAGAAACCAAGCGATGTGTGAAAAGGGGTCCACCAAGCATCGCGATAGGTATGTCACGCCGTGACAGACGGGTCTCAGGTACAACGTGAAGCTTGCGGCTGACTCACGCGGAGTTGAAGTCAAATCTTGTCAAGAGCTTGTCCATCAAGAGCTTGTCCAAAGCACGAGCAAACCTTACGGAGATGTTACAGAGAGCGTAACACAGATGCGTTTACGATGCAAGTGGAAAATTGCCACCCCAAATGTTGCTGGACTTTCAATGTGATATCTCCATTTGTCCTAATTTGTGCCACAGTTCCTACAACACCACAAAGGAGGCCTTGCGTAACCTCCACTTTCGAACCTAAACACAAGTCATAAGGGTTATGGGTGGCAAGGTGGACGGATTGGGAGATCATCACCGAGATCTCAGAAAGGAAACAATAGGCATAGGAGTGTGGGGGTGACCGAGGGATAGAGGGTGGTAGGGGGTTATGTCGAGAGAAAAGATGGGGATGGGAGGGATGTTCGTGAGGACGTTGCATAGGACGGAGTTTGGAGGAACGAGGTAAGGAATGACTGTCTTCAGAAAGGAATAAAAAAGAGGGGAGGACAGGAAGGACTATAGAGGAGCGTGTCCGAGCGGGACCGCGCCGGATGGGAACGGAGGTAGTGGGACAGTAGAGGGTCGGGTGGTCGAGGGAGAGGGGTAGGGTGTCGCGGGGGTGACAGCGGAGTATTAGAAAACGTGGGTCATTTTGAGTTAGCATCAAGTGCTCCTGTTTGATGACCGATTTAGTTTTGGGGGCGCGCGAGAAGTGAAAATCGACTGACGAATAAATATCAAGAAGAAGTTTTTAGGGTTTAGATGACCGATTCAATTTTTGCGTAGCGCGGCAAGTGAGTTTTGAAGACCGAATTAGTTTTCGGGAAACGTGCGAACGACCTGCCGCCTCGGTGGATAATTGAGGTGGTTTTGGTGTTCACCCCGGGGGGCATACCTGCTATGCGTTAGGCGCCGTTGCATCTTAGGCGTGCATGTCGCATATACAGGGGGAAGCAGCGTTGTTGCTGCTTCCGCGTCTCGCATAAGCAAGCGCGTCAAATCTCACCTGGAGTTATCGCTATGTCTCGTCGTAATCGCAAGTCGCAGTCCGTCACTGTCGCCACCCCTGTGGTGGAGTCCGAAGTGTCCACCGCTGTTGTTGAAACGGTGGAAAACCCTGCTGCTGTCGTTGACACTGCAGAAGCCCCCGTCGCGCCCGTTGAAGCCGCTGCTGCGCCCGCGGAAGCTGCTGTCGCTGCTGAAGCCCCCGTTGCAGTTGCCAAAGTCAAAAAGTACCCCCGCGAAGGGGGCAAGTGCTGGCAAGTGTGGGACGCATGCGACAAGCTCGTCGCCGCTGGTACTCACCCCACGGTTGCTCACTTGCGTGCCCACGCCGTGGAGCACAATTGGAACGTGTCCAACGCCAGCCAGGAATTTTACGCTTGGCGCAAGTATCACGGCCGCAAGTAAGCGACACACCAAGGGGGCGCGCAAGCGCCCCCTTTTCTGCATAGCTGAGGGAACAAAAATGCACACGATACGCACATCAACTGAAATTGACGACGATCACTACGTGGTCACCGTCAATGGGAAGTCATTAGACTTAACGCGAAATCAGTTTGAACGTTATCGCGAGTGGTTGCTCAATAACGACGAGCCGCTTGCGGTCGTGTTCCCTGATTTAACACCTGCTCAACGGGAGCTACTTCAATGAAGCAATACGCACTTCGCGCTTTCGCGCTACTCGCAGCCGCTTGCGCCGCTTCTGCCGTCGCTGCTACTGAAGCGACGGTTATACGCAGCGATAAAGAATACGCTGCATGCTTGGAACAGCTTATCGCGAAGCGCGGCCTGCGCTACGCGGTTGACAACGCTGGTTCTACGTCGTGCGACACTCGCGTCCGCTTCAAGCGGCGCTAGCGCATAGCTGATCTGCGTCAAGCGACTGCTACGAAAGTGGCAGTCGCTTTTTCGTGACCAGCCACCTAGCGCCAGGTCACCCAGCCACCTACGCCATCTACCTTCACCTAAGGTGACCCAGCGCCACTTAGGGTCGTCTACCTTCAAGCGATGCATGGCTGATATGCGCATCTGGCATCTCTAGCATTTTTGCATCGCTGGTATGCACCGAGTTGATTTTCGGCGACACCGGAGGTTGATCCTGGTACCGTTTCTCGAGAGTCGAGGCGACCTGTAGTCGAGTGGCCTCGGGCGAATATATATAATTTCGAAAAATCGAAAATCTCGACGTCGAGACGGCCTTCCCCATCCATATATTATATATCGGCTCGCAAGCCTGAGTCGAACAGGTCTCAGCCAAGAGCGACTGGTGCTTCCGTTACACTAGATGCGAGGTGAGAGTATTTTTGAACGCCACACTGGGATTGTTCTCGCAGCCGCCGCGCTCGCGCTCCGCTATGGATCTGTGGATTGCTCTGTCTGGAGATGTATCTCAGTGCTATTGGTCTCAGTATCAGAAGAGGCAGATAGCCCTGCCTAGGCTTATGTGCCTTGAACGAACTTTTCACAATGTCAAACAGCGGGCAGCACGCACACAAAGAGAAAGACTCGACCGGCTAAAGACTCGAGCCGAGGAAGGACTCGGCCAAAGACTCGAGCCTCGAACTCATACTCGACCGGAAACTCGAGCCCCTGCAGAGACTCGAGCTTCCAACTGGAGCACTGGTCTCCCTCAGGAAACTGATGATGCGCTCCATGTAGTACCGTAGCACAGAACGTTTGGGGATGCAAATGAAAAATGCGTCAGACGAAAGTTGGCCTAGGGGTAAACTAACTCGGCCAAGAACGCAGGATAACCGAGATAACTCGAGGAAGATGAGCTAAAACTCCATATAAAAACGATAAAAACGAAGGATAAATAGACATTTACTGGTTAAGTGCTTGTTTTCTTTAATTAATATATAGATAGAAATATAGAATAGTAAATACATATTAGGCCTCATCTGAATTCAACTAATCTAACGAAAGATTGCAAAACTTACTAGACTAACCCCCCTTTTGGCCCCCCCCCCCCCGAAAAACTTTTCTCGCTGCCAATCA